AGGCGGGAGGAGGTTCTAGGTGTTGCATATCGCGCCGCGACAAGACGCCATCGCCCAGCTCCAGCCGCCAGCGAGGAACCCCAGACCACTTCGCAGCCAGGTCAAGCTCAGACTCCAGGAACGACTCGCGCCGCCTCCCGCGCTCGGCCATAGCGTCACAGTGGGCCTCGATGGCTGGCGCCTGGATGTCCAGCATCATGATGCCTACGGGCATGCGCAGGTGCGGGTACTCACGCGCCTCGTCTTGGTACACGCGCCATGAATCAGCGCCCATGAGAATCGCGCACCCTCTTAGGTCCACGAGCAGGCGCTGGGCGCACCTGCCGCCTTGAGACTCTCGGATGATCTTGGCTCCGCGTCGGGCAACTTCCAGGGTGAGCAGGCCAGTGATGCCCATATACAGCGTTGGCCCCCACATGTGGATCGTGAACTGCGAACCGCTCCAAGCAATCATCATCTGGCCCTCTCCCTGTGGGCGTTCAAGTTGAAGAACTTACAGGACAATGTATCGGGTCGGTAGCTCATTCCCTGAGCCACCTACCTGAGTGGTCTGATGTTCCCACCAAGTTCGGGGGCATCTTGGGGAGGAGTTCACTCCAGAGCGTCCGCTTACAGCAGCTTTAGCATCTGACACCTTCCGGCACCCCCATGAAGCTCTACCAGCTCTGGATCGTCATCCTCGCCTTGGGAGCGGGCCTCGTTGGCTCGCTGGTATGGCTGGGCGAGCATCCGCTCCGCGCATCGTCCTCCATCCAGACGCAGTGCGACGCCGTGAAGCACCCCTCCGCTCTCGACCAGGCGACGTGCGCCGAGATGGGCGCCTCTGTCGTGAACTGAACGGGTCGGAAAGCGACATGAATGGTCGGCGGCATCTGGCGCGATTTGTCACACCAGTGGCGGGGCGGTGATGTTTTTCACCGTTTGACGCTGGCATCGGCCGTGCGAATGGGAGGTTGGCCTTTTCAACGCGCTTCCCAGGAGGACAAATGCGCAACATCCGTCGCACCGTTCAACGCGGTTTCACCCTGATCGAACTGATGATCGTTGTTGCGATCATCGGCATCCTGGCCGCCGTCGCGCTGCCGGCTTATCAGACGTACACCGTGCGCGCCAAGGTGTCAGAAGTGATCCTGGCCGCCAGTCAATGCCGCACTGCCGTGGCCGAGGCTTACCAGACCGCTTCCGCTAGCCCGGGCGCCGGCAACTACGGTTGCGAGAACGCCAGCCAGTCGTCCAAGTACGTGGGCTCCATCGCCACGGACGCGGCCGGGAAGATCACCGTGACGTCTTCGACCGATGCAGGCTTGCCGGCCGCCGCGCAAGGTAAGACCATCACTCTGACTCCCGCCGATGCCACTGGCACGGCCATCACCACTTTTGCGGCGCAGACCCAAATCGGCACGTTCATTTGCCAGGCGCCGGCATCGGGCGGCATGCCCAAGGAGTACCTGCCGGGCTCCTGCAAGTAACAACCATAAGATAGCGCCTTCGGCTCTGGACCCCGGTTCGACTCCGGGGCTGGGACAGAACAGCGAAACAGGAAACCTCACAGCCGCCTTCGGGCGGCTTTTTTCATCATGGGCTACACGCTTTATGTCGCCACCTTCGCCCGCGCCAAGGGCGATCTTCGCTGGCTGAAGGTGAACACGTCGTCGCCCAGCCTGGAGGTCGCCAAGGCGCGAGCCGAGCGATACCTACGCCGCTACTGGAACGTGCGTGTTCGCATCGAAGGCCCTGACGGACTTGTCCTTTACCTGCCATAGCGCAAGTCAAAGCTAGCCCCTGCGTGACCAAGCAGCCGCCCATCGAGGCGGTTTTTTCATGTCCGGCGCCGCATCAGCGCGTCAACCATCAACGTAGGGAAATACCCTTGCTGTAGACAACTAAAGTTGCCTGCGGGTCTACTATGGTTTACAGTGCTCTCCATGCACCGGGAGCCCCGCTCCCTCCCTTCAACAGCATGGAGAAGACCAGATGGACGACTGGCAAAGAAGCATTGGGCAAGACGCGGCCATCGCGCTGTACGACTCCGGCTGGTGGGTCGGCAAGCCGGCGCGCGATGTGGCCGAGTTCCAGTTGCACACGGCCGAACTGTGCATGCCATTCGCGGAATTCCAGAAGTCAATGCAGGAAGCGCTCGGCCGTCCGGTGTGGACGCACGAGTTCGCTGACTGCGGCCGACTGCGCGCCGAGTTCATGGGCGAGCGGCCCACGCCTTCCTTCGCTGACATCCTCGCGCTGATCCCGGCCGACAAGCTGGTTGGCGTCGTCGTGACCGGGAGCGCAGCATGACCGACCGCGCCCAGCACCTGATCGACGGCGCCGAACGCATGGCCCTGAGCGCCCACCGCGGCGACTCCGTTGCCGATCGCATGGATCGCCTGTCGTTCGAGAACGGCGCCCTGCGCGCAGACATCCGCCGCCTGTGCAACGAGATCGAGAACCTGCCTTGGCTGGTAAAGACCTTCGCCACTGAGGACGAAGCCGTGGCGATCCTGCGCGTTCTGCACGAGCGGTTCCCTGGCAACGACATCGACAACGCGGCCATCTGCCTGCAGGACCAGTTCGACGAGGAGCGGGCATCCGTCGGCAACCCCAACGAGCTGCGGGCCGAGATTGACAACGACGACCGCTGGATGGAGGCCGCATGAACCGCTTCGTACTCAAGGCCGACTCCATCGCCCTCGTCGGCATCGTGCTGGCGCTGGGGTGCATCGGGCTTTTTCTTTCGGGGGCGCAATGAGCCACGCAACCCTGCAGCAGTACGTCGCCGAATGGCTGGCCCTTCGAGCCTCTGCCGTCGAGCCCGAAGCCCCCAAGCCCTTCGTTCTCACCGACGAGCAATGCAAGGCGGTGGACGAAACCAGCGAATGCATGGAGCAAGCATGACCGACCGAGAACTGCTGGAACTGGCCGCGAAGGCGGCGGGGCTGACGATGCATCGCTACTGCGAGCCGTGGAACGCGATGGCTCGCTACACCATGGCCGATGGCTACCGCAGCCCGTCATGGAACCCCCTCACCGACGACGGCGAGGCGCTGCGGCTGGCGGTGAAGTTGGAGTTGGTCGTTGATACGCACGGCCTGTTCGTGCGCGCATCGCACCCGTTCGCGGAGCCGTTCGCCAGCGAGGAGCGCGGCGCTGACCCCTACGCCGCCACACGCCGCGCCATCGTGCGCGCTGCTGCAGCCATCGGGAGCGCATCGTGAAACGCGCATTCCTCGACACCCCCGCCCACTGGCTGCGCGCTCCTCGCGTGTGCGAGTCACCGGCCGAATACGCCTGCGCCGTCGAGCGATTCGAGTCATCCGGCTTCGCTCTCAAGGCCGACTCGCTCGCGTTCGTCGGCATCGTGATCTGTATCGGGTGCATCGGGCTTTTGTTCGCCGCTTGGCCGGCTTGAGGAGAACGCCGTGTTGCTTCTCCTGCTTTGTCTCCTGTTCGTCGCAAGGGCGGCGGACTGGTGGCCCGCACTGGTCCCGCGGGCAACTTTGAAGTGTGTCGAGATAACGCTGAACGCGGTACCGCGCGCTAAGGGGGCGCGTAGGGCCAAAGGGACCGTTTGAGACTTTGGGAATCCGGGCCGGCCTTTTTGAGTAGAGCCGGCCCACTACCCAACAAAGGAATGCGTCATGTCCACCTTCGGCACCAAGTTGCGCAAAGCCCAAGCCCAGCCGTTCGAGCAGCCCGAAGCCAAGCGCCGCGCCATGCACCGGCTGATCGCCACCGAGGGCTTCGCACGCATCGACATGCACTGCCCTCTGTGCCCCCGAGACACCTGCAACGGCGGATGCGAGACACGAGAGGGCTGCCAGTGCGCCGTGGGGTACGCATCCATGCCTGCACCTGTGGAGCCGCAGCGTGTGGTCCTGACCCCGCCTTCGCTGATGCAGCGCATCAAGGCGTGGTGGGCCGGCTTCAAGCGCCGCCACTTGATCGACACGATGGAGAACCACGAATGACCGCAATCACCCTGATCGAGCCGGCCGACACGCCGGTCACTGCAGTGGCCCCGACCACCCCGGCGCAGCTGCTGACCATCGCCGTGCAGCGCGGCGCCGACCTGGCGCAGCTCGAACGCCTGATGGACCTGCAGGAACGCTTCGAGAAGCGCGAGGCCGAGAAAGCCTACAACGAGGCGTTCACCGCGTTCAAGGCCGAAGCCGTCGAGGTGCTGAAGAACAAGCGCGTGACCGATGGCCCGCTCAAGGGCAAGGGCTACGCCGAACTGCACGCCGTGGTCGAGGCCGCCACGCCCGCCTTGTCCCGCCACGGGCTGTCCGCCTCCTGGCGCATCACGAAGGACGACCGCGACTGGCTGGAAGTCACCTGCACGCTGCGCCACACCCTCGGCCATTTCGAGGCGGTGTCGATGGGTGGCCCGCCTGACGCTGGCGGCGCGAAGAACGCCATCCAGGCCCGCGCATCGACCGTCTCCTACCTCGAACGCTACACCTTCAAGGCAATCTGCGGCCTAGCCGAGAAGGACGAGGACACCGACGGCGGGCGCGGGCAGGCCGCAAACGACGACGACCAGCCGCTGATCGACGCCGGTCAGGCTGCAGCCATGGAAGGCATGGCCGCCCTCACCGCCTGGTGGGGATCGCTGGATAACAAGCAGCGCGGCCGGCTGTCCAAGCCCTTCGCCGCGATGCGCCGCGCCGCCCAACAAGCCGACGGAGGCGCCCGTGCCTGATCTGCTGATCCGCTGCTCGTCGCTGGGCCGCATGATGACCAATCCGACCGCCGCCGCGGCAAAGGCCGGCGAGATCCTGTCGGTCGGGGCCAAGACCTACATCCGCGAACTGGCCGCGCAGGAAATTTTCGGCGTGGACTTCGAGTTCTATTCCAAGGAGTGCGAGAAGGGAAAGCGCGTCGAGGAAGACGGCATCGCTCTCGTGAACCGCGTCCGTGGCCTGGCGCTCTCCAAGAACTCGGAGCGCCGCACCGATGGCTTCATCACGGGCGAGTGCGACCTGTTCGACGCCCAGCGCCGCTGCGGCCATGACCTCAAGTGCCCGTGGTCGATCAAGACCTTCCCGATCAATGCCATCGATGCGGCCGATTCGGACTACGAGTGGCAGATGCGCGGCTACATGAAGCTGTGGGACGCCAACGAATGGCATGTGCAGTACGCGCTGATCGACACGCCGGATGACCTGATCGGCTACGAGTCGCAGGCCATGCACTTCGTCAGCCACATCCCCGAGCACCTGCGACTGACCACCTGGACCGTGACCCGCGACGTGGAGAAGGAAGCGCTGATGGTCGAGAAGGTCAAGGCCGCCCGCGCGTACTTCAACGCCGTCATCACCGACTTCGACCTCGACCACCGCGCGCCCGAGCTGGCCGCCGCCTGACGCCATGGCATCCGTCAACAAAGTCATCATCATCGGCAACCTGGGCCGCGACCCCGAGGTGCGTTACGCCCCCAGCGGCGCGGCCATCTGCAACGTCGCCATTGCCACCAGCCGGCAGTGGAAGGACAAGACCAGCGGCGACAAGCACGAAGAAACCGAGTGGCACAGAGTCGTGTTCTACGACCGCCTGGCCGAGATCGCGGGGGAGTACCTGAAAAAGGGCCGCCCGGTGTACGTCGAGGGCCGCCTGAAGACCCGCAAGTGGACCGACAAGGATGGCGTCGAGAAGTACACCA